GTGGATGGATCTGCCCCAGCCTACCATATCCGAGAACACACTAGATAAAGTCAGAAATACGATAACGTATATTTCTATTACCAAGATTCCAAATCACTTTTTGCACTATCGGACTACTACCGGTCGACACGATGTCTACTCCAATTCGCATGATGAACTTGTTCCCATTGCCTCATGACCTCGAGGATGACTATGGGTCAATCTTTGAATCAGACCAACCAGAGAAGCGATACTTTCCGGATACGTATTTAGACTCACCAATCCTCATCACTCAACGAACCCGCTACCTTGCTTCTCTATCCATCCCTCTGGAAAACATCAAAAATCAATATCTCAAACGGCTAATCACAGGTCTACGCTCACGCATCCCAGACATAGATGATTACCAGGTCGTTGACCCTGACGAGTACCCTGTGCTATATCGAGCTGAGTGGGGTAGCACACTGGGGGATGACTTTGATGATGCAACCCAGGTGGCCTCCTCTATATATGAACATACCCTGCGCGCTCTTGCACCATTCACGAAGTTGGAACCAACATTCCAAGAGATCCCCGTCATCGGGCCTGACGCAAGGCAATATTACCATCGCTGGAGCCTCCTCGATAGCCTAACACAGGAGATCGAACGGCAATTTGCAAGCAGAGGATCGGATATAGCGTCCACAGTGGTGCCTGGAAAGGCCAGTCTTCATGCTACGAAGGATGTAGTGTTCTTTAGTACACCCGAGCATGGGAGGCTGCTTCTCACCTATGATCAGTTCTTGATGCTAAAGGATGTTCTCTTCACTCGGGCACACGTCTTAACAGCAGTGGACGTCCTGTACCCCAATAATGCCGAACTCCTCCAGGCTGTACATCGTACATTCCAGTGGCATGAGGAGTGCCTAAGAAGACACGGGAACGAAGGCTTCGAAATTCTGCGTCAGAGCGAATCACTCTCGAAGGCCTACCTCTCACAGATGACGGACAGCTTACTAGGAGATGATGGGCCGTATTTGCGAATGATTGAGAAAGTCCGAAAGAAAGAGAGGGCCTTAGGAACCAAACAGAACTTTCTAGCTGATGACTTCAACGTGACATTGAGGCAAGCAATTGATGTCCAAACAGTAGTTGAGATGTTCGGGCTCCTCAAAGTATCGGGACACCCTATCATCGACCCAGAGCGCGGGGGACGATCAGCAGCGGATGAGGCCAGATCAGAGGATCAGACCTTTCATACAGATGCATGTCGGATATCCTGGGAGTTCCAGCGGGTGATGTTAGAGAGCTACGTGAGGCGGCATGGTTGTTGGCCACCACTCCAGTTTTCAGACCAATCTCATGACACTCAATTATATGGCTTGTACAAGCGCCAGTATCGGGGGATTAACCGAACAAGTTACCCGCTATCAGATTGGGCGTACGTACGCTGGGGGAAGATAGTAGAGTTTGACTATGCTCCAAATTACTTGGATCTCTTGGATGACAAGGCAATATCACTCTATCGTACGAACATTGCGAGTACATGGAATAGAGACGTCAAGCCTCTCTCCCACCGACGACTCCTCCTCGAGCTAATCAGTAGGGGTGACCTCGACATCCGCCATATAGTATCGCTAGTAGTCACACGACAGATTCCTTTTGACTGGCTCATTGTTTCTCTCCACCCCAAGGAGCGTGAGTTCAAGTTGGCCCCGCGTATGTTCAGTATGTTGGTTCTTGAGATCAGAGTGTTCTTTGCTCTTACAGAGGCTAACCTTGCGGACCACATTTTCCCGTATCTGCCGCAACAGACAATGACGAAAGACCGACAGGTCATCATGAAGCAGTTCCTTCAGATGACAGCTCCCCAAACAGACACAGATGCCCTGACGCTTTTCTTAGAGATTGACCTAAGCCGCTGGAACCTGAGATGGAGGCAGCTCGTAGTACATATGGTTGGACGCACTCTCAATGACATGTTCGGTGTCACAGGGGTCTTCGACTATGTCCATGAATTCTTCTCACAGGCTATGATTGTAGTTCGGGTTAACGACCTCCCCCCTACCGGAATAAATGAGCCACATCCACCTGAGTCCAATCTCCTGTGGTATAATCATTTAGGAGGATTTGAAGGGATCTGCCAGAAGCTTTGGACCATCTGTACTTATGCGATGGTGGCATTAGCAGTGATAGATCTCCCCCTGAGTTACATCTTAGTTGGACAGGGAGATAATCAGGTGCTTTCGGTGAGGACACCGCGAGTACCTGATAGAGCTGATAGGGATGTACTGATTACGTTGAGGGATACGATACTCGAGCGAGTAAGAGATGAATGTGCTAAGGTGAATCAAGAGATGAAGCCGGAGGAATGTCTAGAGTCCACCAGTGTTGTGACCTACTCAAAGGATGTCTTCGTAGGCGGTGTTTACCGACCAACGAGCCTCAAGTTCCATTCACGACTATTCCCTCACTCATCTCAAACTTTCCCATCGGTGAGAACTAATATTGGTGCTATCTTCTCTACAGCTGTTGCTGGAGCCGAGAAGAGCCTTCAGCCACTACTGAGCTACTACCTGGCTTGTTTGCAGTCCAGCCTCTACCTTAACAGAATATCAACCGGACGTGGGATCTATGGTCAGCAAGTCCGTCAAATCCGCCAGAGGCTGGGGGTCCGATACCACGATTGGGTCACGTTTGTCCTAACGTTGCCATCAGAGCTGGGCGGATACCCAATTATTCCATTCCTAGGATTCACGTATAAGGGCGGCTCGGATCCCCTTGGAAAATCCATCTCAGCAGTGGTCTTGTTGGCAAGAGTAAAGACCGACAATAGACTATACAACCGCATGGCAGCACAGCTCGATGAAGACGCAGAGTACCAAGACCCACCGGATCCTGATACTCTACTAGCTGATCCTTTTAGTATCCCGCTCCGCAAACCGATGACGGCCATCGATGGGGTCGCAGAAGAAACTATCAACGTACTAAGCAAGAAGATAAAGACCACGGACATCAGAGAGCTCATGTCAAAGTCAATGGAGAAATACACAACCGCTCTAACCGGGGTCCTAGGGGCCTGTAGGCCGTTCAATCCTCTCATTCTACGAGACATGCTGGAGTGCTCTGTGGCTGGGGTCACTGAGACTGTGAGTAAGATGTTCGTAGCTACTCGGACGTTACAGAGCGTTGTCCGTGACCTCGGTGTTCCAATTGTGGACAAAGTGCTTCATTTGGAATCTCGTGGTCTCCTCTATCTTGCAGAACGATTCTTGAGGCTTCCTGGCGCCCCGTGGAATGACCGATCAGTCTTCCGGCTCACCTGTTCTCTTCGTGCGCGTTGGCATCCGACAGAGCTGTCTCCTATTGTAGGTGTCACAACCCATCAACCATGGGATTTCGACGTGGACGTGACCGCTACAGGGTTCATGAAGCAAGGAATCAATGCGGTTCTGGTTGCCCGGACTGATCCATTCCAAACCAGGGGTCCGTATGATCCATATGTGGGAAGCAAAACGCGGGAGAAGCGCAGTGAACACGGGTATAAGATTGTGGGAACAGATTCTGCCTCACGCGCGATGAGGAAACTACAACTGATAGCCAGTCAGACGGGATCGGACAAAGGTTTCTTGTCTTTAATTGATGCTATAGGATGGACTCGCACACGAACGACGCTCTCTACTATATCACATCTACTGCCGGGGATCAGTGGCGGGACGCTGAGTCACAGGTATGCCGCTCGCGCCGGCCACTTGGGAGCATATAATATAGGGTCCCCGAACTTCTTTACCCACTGCGTCGTTTCCTCAGATAATGCCGGGGTTCTCTCTGGAGGGCTTGAGGACTATCCCGTGATGCTACAGGAGCCTCTACTATGGGCGACCTGGCTCCTCCAATACCGTACCTTGAGGCTACCGCCTTACTCTGACCATATGAGTGGTTCCGTCACAATCCTTATTGATGGCACCGAGATGTCGCCTTTACCGAGCACAGACATACTTGCGCCCAAAGGAGCAACGGTCCCCATCCTAAATTTCCGCGGCAATAAGTTAGCATATTTGGACGAGCTGTCTCTGACTAGAGTGTCGGGTGTAATATCTCACCGAAGCCTGCCAGTGCTTGATGACCTAAAATTGACGCCACAAACCAGGCTGGCTGTACTTGAAGCGTTCTTCCGTGGTCTGCTACGGTCTAATAGTGTCGGAAGGGTTGTGGCAGATGATACTAAGGCCCACTTCCCTGGGAAGTCAATGGACATTGCTGAACTCGTCTCTAACGGTCTACAACTTGTCATCAGGGCCATTGTCAACGTCTGTACTGATGAAGCAGTTGTCAACTTCATGATGACGAACGTTTTCGGAAAGGCAAGATGGAGATTGGACACGTTCATCATGAAGACCGTACCATTCTGTGTTCAGGCTGTCGGACTCCATTTAGGTCATCCGTTGCTCAGGACGGACAAGACCGTTCACACACTAAATCTATACGATCAACCAACATACAGTGGTGGAGAGTTCCGTGCCATCGCACGGCTTACGGCGTACATCACATCACGCTGCGTGACGGCGTTAGGAGGTATCGATCCCTCGTATCGCAATCGATCATACTGCATTTTTAGCTCTGATGCTGACAGAAGTGCATCCGAGCTCCTCACTGCCTGCCTCATTACAGACCTATATATCTTCCAGACACAGGGCATTATCCCTGTTCGACTTGTTCGAACGGTCATAGGACGGCAGCTCCTCCCAGCCATTCGGAATCTCCACCTAGAAGAGGATAGGATAAGTGCTATCATCTACGTAGCGGCGAACGTTGCGAACCATCTTAGTCGTGACCTTCCGGACATCGCACGACCACTGCGCAACCTAAGTGACGGGAAGCGAGTATTGGGGTATAAAATTGCTGTAGAGGATGCAATGAAGGCAACCCGCAACACTACAGTCATCGGAAGGGTTGCAGTGTCTAGTGACCGAGTATGGACCTGCTTACCTAGGATTCGATCCCTTGTGCCACGCGATAGGATTTGTCACCATGCAGGTGTACTAATCGATGGGGTCCGCGTACTGGATGACCATCATGTTCCACCACACATAAGGATGCGCACATGGCTGTATAGGAACGTGGGCCGATATGAGCTAGGTGGTGGCACATCAACCTACTCATGGGCACCGTTTGGAGAGGTTTTAGCTCGTAGACCCTTGATCATCATCGGCAGCGGACATGGCGCCGCTGCTCGGGTGGCACTCGACGCTGGGTGCCCTTACGTCCTTGGGCTGGACTTACGTTCGGCTATTCCGCTGCGTGCCCACAGGTTTAGATCATATCAGCCACCTCTCGTCGCAGCGAGTCAGTATTCAGACAACTACGTTCAGCTAGCTGAGTCTTTTACAACCAGTGGGGACTGGTTTATGCCAGAGGTCCAGGATAAGGTGCTTCAATACGATGCTGGGGACTACACCGTTGTTGTTGACATTGAGCTACCTGATCATCGGCCAACCTTCAGATCGCTAGAACCCATTCTTGCTCGTAAAACCAGTGGTCTCGTCATCGTCCGACTGTTCGCAACCGGACAAGAAACCCAGCAGCTTTGTGCTGACCTCGACGTTTCTGGGGTGACGTTCAGTGTGTACGATATCGACCACGAGCATCAGTCGGGGTCACGGATATTCGTCCTATCTAAGTGGGCCAGGGTCCTCAAAATATCACGACCGTGTTATCACCCATACACGGCAGGAGAGCCTGCACCCAGGACACTCAGATTGGAAAACACGGTGGAGGGCCAAGCAGCCTGGAGTGTATCGGTCGCGGATGCACTCTTCAATATAGTCCACCTTGGCAGTACACGGGATCTGGTCCTTATCAACAACTACATACATACAATTGCCCTCGACATCATGGGGGACTACGACTCTAGGTTGTCATACCGAGACTGGTCACGACTGCTGCAAGCATGCATAACAACTGAGTGGCTTATATGTCCGCCGGACAAGGCGCTAGAACGCCTTATACATGCATGGACAATAGGCCATTTCACCGTGCATTTAGGTGGGAACGTACAAGTCGTACCATGCACGTGGCATCTAATCCGCCACCTGTGCACAGCGGCCGCAAGACTTCGCCAAGACCTCCACCCTGACACATACCGATAGTAACAGAAACACAACCAGCACTCCACTAAGAAAAAACCAGCGGACCAAAGTCACAACAGCAGAACGTAATTAGGTAAATAATAACATTGCGATGGTAGTCCGTAGTGTCGAGTCGTGAGACATTTGCAATTTGGGTAATGCGGGGGAGCCTGACC